TCTTTTAATGCAGTTGTATGTATCCAATCTGCTAAACATTTCTTTGCTTCTATTTGGTCTAATTCTGCTCTTACTACTTGTACTGATACGTTGTCTATTGAGCCTGCAAAAGTGCTATTTGCATTAAATCCTAAAACATCTTGATTTACAGAGGTTATGTAATAAGTATAGCGTCCACTTTCATTAATATCTGTATTATCACTTACACCTCCTAAAAAAACAGAAGTTATAAATCCAGAAGTTCGTATGACATCAAAAGTTAATTTATACAACTTATTTGTTTCAACTATATTAGACTGTAATAATATACCAGATGCACCAGATGTAAATACTGCCTTACCATCTTCTATACTCCAACCAGTTCCTAAAGTCCAATCACTATCAGTATCAAACGTTCCATTAACAACCAAATTAGGCTGCTCACTTGTAAGTAAATTTAACTGACTACCAAAAAAGTCTGGTCTTGCTTTTACTGTCCTTGCAGTATCTAAAGCTACACCCCACCAGCTTGTGTTATATATTTCTCCCCAACTCATTTATTTGTTTTTGTATTGTTTTAATAAATTACTAATATTAACTTTGTCGCTATTCTTTAAATACTCTTTCAACTTTATAATATTAGCCTCTTTAGGTTTGTATATGTTTACATCTTTCTTCATTATATATACCAGCCCCCTGTGTAATTAACATCTCTGTCAGGATGCATATCCTCATTACTGCTACTAGTATATTCTGGATACAAGTTAGAATAACTGCACATATAATCTAAGAACCTCTTAGTATAAAATTCAGCAGTATCATTCATTCTTTGTGCTAAATAAGTCATATCATCATGAGTAGCTGTTTCGCTATTCTCTGATATGTGCTTACCTACGCCTCCATTACTAATAGAGAACATCATATAAGGCAGTATCGTTGACTGAGTATACCATATAAGCATAGGCTTAATATAATCGTCTAATAACGTCTTATAATTAGTGTTGTCTAGGTCTACAATATCACCGCTAACAACTAACTGCTGCATCTTTTTGTATAACTTACCACCTAGATAATTCTGTATATGCAAGTCCTGAGCAACCTCAATGTATTGCACAATCTTGCTTGAGTCAACATTGCCTTCAATCATTGACCTTTTCTTTAAATCAGCTACGCTTATAAATAGTGCTTTTCTTGCCATTATTCCTCTTCGTCTTTAGGTTCAACTTGAGATTCCTCTAGAGACTCTTCTTCCTCAACTTGTGAGCTAAGTTTCTCTCCAGTTTCCTCTTCTCTTTTTACTTTAGTAGAGATATTGTCTAATTCTGTAAACTCAATAGGCTGTAGCGTTATAAAGTATAAGTCTAAGTCAATTCCATTAAAATTTAATATTTCCTGTAGAGCTTCTATAATACCATCCTGTAAAGGTCTTATAATAACGTTGTCCATAAGCACAGCAGCCGTTCTAAGCTCCTCTGCGTTGTTACCGAACCCTGTGTTATCTTTTATCCCTAAAAGTATAGGAGAAACGATGCCATGACCTAACATAATCTTTTCTCTAGCCTCATCAGACATAAACTGATACTGTGCGTGTGCATCAGGCAAGTGTATTGGCTCAATGTCTGCCTTAGTATCCTGAGACTCGTTAAACGCAATAATGAACTTACCAGCATTACTTGAACCACTAAACTTCTCGTATATCTTACGCTCTAAAGCAGCTTGAGTTTCTTCTGGAGGTGTACCGTTGTTAAAGTTGATTAACAAGCTAGGTTGTAGTCCATTCTTAATGTTGTTTATGTGATAATTAGAAACCTCTTGCTCTAGGTTACAATACTGTAAACATCCATTGTAATCTACAGGGGCATAATAATAAAAGCCGCTTCTGTATGGTTTTACGATATAAAGCTCGTTCTGTTGCTTTTTAGTTCCATTACCAAAGGTAGGTATTCTTTTTGGCTTATCAGTAGTCTTATAATCCTCCCACTTAGGGTGATAGTAATATGCTTTTATAATACCACTAGCATCACACTTCTCAGCTCTTAGAGTCTCCATAGGAAAGTGAGATACCTTTAGTATTCTGTTCTTTCTTTTATTGTAGGTTACCTGTATAGCAGCTTGACCTAGCATTTTGTAATCGTGAGCAATACGCTTAACAGTCTTCTTACTTAGTAGATTTCTCATCTCTAAATACTGCTCAGGCTTTTCTTGTCTATTTGTAGCCTCTAGTCCTCTACCAGCAATCATATCAACAATACCATTGATACAACGAGAGTTGGTAGGAGAACCCATATAATTATCTATAAGTAGCTTGAAATAGTTGTTATCTTCTCCATACTTAACCCAATCTTTATTGTACTGCTCTTGTACAACAGGGGTCTGGTATCCAGATAATTCTATTACTCTAATGTTTTTACTTTCCATTTTCTTTTATTGTGTTATAAATATAACAATTTCTCTAAAGGTTTATCCACTCTCTATCTGATATAAGACCAGTTGCTTTGTCTATCTCTAATAACAACCAAGGCTGCTCATTGAACTCTAGGTTGTTTACAAAGTCTTTCCAAGGTGAAAATACCCCTACTCCATATCTATCTTCATCGCTAGCACCAATAAGAGAGCTATCTCCATCCGTACTTACTAATTGCTTGTGAAATACATTCTGTACATTTAAAGGACCTATGTGACTGTACACTCTACTTCCTACAGAACCTAATACACCACCCTCTAAGTCTAAAACCTTTCTATATCTATCCCTGTTGTATGAGTTCCCATTAATAGAGAACTTAACAGTAGTGTAATCTACACTCTGAGAGCCTCTATAGAAAACAGCGTTAGGGTCTGCTAGTTTAGCTTCTATCCAAGGCTTAACCGAAGATATCTTACCTGTAGGTCTAGTCTCATAAGGATTGGTAGTTATAGAGACAGAATACATCTCAGCTAACCTAACATAGTTAACTGAATCTACAGCCTCAACGTGAGTTACTATTCCATCAGTACATCTAACCAAAACCCAAACTCCTGATGAGTTTTTAGATATAAAATGATATCTGTCTATGTCGTTTGTTGTCGCATAAGTGTCTACATAGTTATCAGTAACAGAAGTGCCTGTAGCATCAGAATAAATACTCATACCTACAGTCCAATCAGATATAGAGTCCTCTTTGTAAACCGTTGTTTCAAATGCAGAGTTATCTAAGGAGTTCTCTTCTCTCATCTCAAGAAGAGTTACTGTATCACTAAATGCTTCGTCTCTTCCGTTTCTAAAGTGGAAATACTTAAAATCACCTACAGTTGGAGCGTAGCTTTCTAATGTATTTATCAAATCAGGGTTAACTGATAAGTCAAGTTGGCTTGGATGATATCCAAATGTGTTTCCTGTATTACTGTTAAAATTATATTGGTAAACAGTAACAGACTCTAAGCTAGAAGGGCTACTGTTGAACGTTCCATACTCAGCAGAACGAACCTTGAAGTCTCCTTGAGTCTCCTCAGAAGCCTGAAGAATCTCATAAGAAGAGCCACCTCTCATCTCACCTCTACCATTGTTATTTGTGTCATAAACAACAGAATAGTTTTCACTAGGTGTAATTACGTCATCAGGAAGGTCTATAACAGTCTTACCTTCTAAGTCTATAGGAACATAAGTTGTTACATTGCTAGAACCTGTTTCAGAGCCGCTAATGTCTCCTCCTCCGTAATCAACATGAGGGTCATCTTCCTCGAATTGCTCAGACTCATAAATAAAGTAATCGTCTTCATTGTTGTACTGAGTATATTCGTTTGCAGTATTTAATTCACCTCTAAACCTAATAATGTCTCTGTATAAAGGCACAGTTTCATTGTATAGTATAACAGATAGTGTGCTGTTTTTCTCAAGCCTATCTATAAAGACTTGGTCTTCTATAGTAAGCGTAAGAGACTCTCCTTGTATGTAGGAGAAATTTGTTGTTTGAGTAACATCTTTAGACTCTTGGTCTATTACAGTCACAGAAGTACCTGAGCCCTCACGTCCTGTCACGTTTAGGCTTATTACTGGCAAACTATTTATATCCGCTATTGTCATAATATTATAACAACAAATAGTGGTTTTCATTTTATTTAATAAAAAAGGGGCTCTGTATTAAACAGAACCCCTCCTTTGTTAAAGATAGTTGGTTATTATGGATTAATAACTGTTGCGTTTACGTCAAAGTCAAGTCCAGTTCCTACTATTGCAGAGTCTACAAAGTAAGCTGGTTCTTTTTCTTTTCCTTCAAATGTAATGTTGTAACCGTTTAAGTCTCCCATAGCACCACCAGTAGCAGTACCTACAGAAACCTCAACACCATTTTGAGCACCAGCTAAACGGAAGTTACCGTTATAGTCCTCAATTAAGATGTGTGGTCTTCCATAAGAAAGTAATTTAAGAGCTTTTTGAGTAGCAGCATCTTGTTTTTTAAGAGCTATTGTTCCAGTTTGAGTCCAGAAAGAAGTTCCATTGTCTCTTGAGTTCTCGTTAGTTTCCTCAAAAGTATTGTTATCTCCTCTTAGTTCAAACTTGTAAACAACAAGGTCAGTTGTTAAAGCTGTAACTTGCTCGTCAGAATCTAAGTTAGCAAGCACGTCAGCGTAAAGTCCAGAAACGAAGTTACCAATGTAGATGTTTCTTAATCCACCAACACTTTCTTTACACGCTTCCGTTCTTCCAGTTGATATATCACAAGGCATAATTTTATATTTTTTTAGTTAAACAAAAAAAGGGATGGGATAGACACCCACCCCCTTTGTATTAAATGAACAGTTTATTAAGCTGTGTAATAAACAATCTCTCCACCAAATCCGTACTGGATACCAGCAGTAAAACGAGCGATTACTCTTACGTTTTGAGAACCATCAAGGTCAGCCATATCTAAAACTTTTACTTGGTTCAAGTCAGATAATACACCTGTACCGAAGTATAAGTTAGAAGTCTGTGCAGCTACCATTTTGTTGTCTGCAAGACCGTTAGCCATAAAGATAGAGATTCCATCGAAAGATAAAGCTCCATTATCATACCATTGAGTACCTTTGTTGTCAGTACCAGCGTTTGATGTTGCAGCAACACTAAATCCGCCTAATGCACGAACGTATGCTTTCATTACGTTTTTAGAAACGTACAATTTAAGGTCTTCTTTACCGTAGATAGCAGAAGGAATAGCGTCTACTACTTTACCCATCTCTTCGATTACGTTTCCAGCAGTAATAGAAGTTCCAGTTACATCGATAACATCGTTATCATTAGCAAATAAAGTTGTGAAACCATCAAACTGTCCAGCAGTAGCGTCAGTTCCACCCCAGATAGTGCTTTCCATTTCTTCAGCTACTTTAGCAGCAACGTGAGCTACTAGGTAATCAGCGAAAGATGGAGGTAAGCTATCGAATGCAGAATACCCCATAGAGATAGCGTCCCAATCAGAACGAAAATCATCTTTACAAAGCTGTAAGTTAACTTGGAAAGTTTCTGGCTCAAGGATTCTTTCATCAAGAGTTACAGAAGAACTGTCAGTAAAGTCACAAGTGTCATCAGCAATCAAAGTACCTGTAGCAAGTGATTTGATAACAGCTTTAAATTTAACATTTGGTTTAACGCTTACACCACCGTTTTCAATAGTGTTAGCAGATAATAATGCAGCAGAGATAAAGCCTTGCAATTTCTCACCAGCATAAGTTGTAGTAATAGTTGTGTTTGTTGCCATTTTTATTAAAATAATTAATTATTAAACATTTTGTTGAATACTCTGTCTTTAGTAGTCATTGGTCTGTTTCCGCCAATAACAAATCTAGCTTTACTTTCTACGCCAGACTCAGGAGAATGAGAGATTTCTTCAGCCTCTTCTGATAAATCAACATCAGAACTCAATTCTGCTGGTACTTCTTTTTGGTATTCTTCTTCTTTTTTTACAAGACTCTCAATAACATCCATAAACTCTTGTTTCATCTTGGATAAGTCTTCTTTAGTTGCGTATTCTGGAGCAGCAGCTTCTTCTTCTACCACTTCTTCCTCTACGACTTCTTCTTCTTCAGCTAATTCAGTAGTTTCTTCTACTACTTCATCGCTAACTTCTTCTTGAGCTTCTAACTCAACGTTCTCTACTACTTCTTCAGAAGACAATTCCTCTTTGACTTCTTCGATAGGAGTCTCAGAAACTTCCGCTTCAGTAGAAAGAAAAACATTTTGTAGCTTTTCTAAAATTTCTGTAGCTTTCATAAATTAAAGGTTTTTTATATTAGTATAACAATTAAATTAAAGTTTATTTCATTTTTATCTAGTCATCGTCGTCATCAGAATCTGGTATACCAGTAATAACTCCTATGCCTTGTTTCCAGTAGTCAGCCGCATTGCAATCTTTGCAACAGCTTATGCAGTATGTATTTTTACATTTACAGTATTTAGCTCTCATATTATGCTGATTGAGTTTTTTGTATAAAATAGATTATATCCCATATCTTAGCATTGCCGCCATGAGATTGTATTTTTATTTGAACTCCATTAGAAACAAAATCTGAGTCTGTATAGTATTGCATAACTTGATGAACACCTTGCTCGACATCGTTTCCTTTGTAGAATTGTTGAACCATATGCACTCTTCCTATTTCACCAGAACCAACAAGAACTATATCTAAGTGAGTCTGATTTGCATTAGCTGCACTAGCCTTAAACACAACAGTTGTTATGAAAACATCATTCTCATTTGTAGAAATTAACTTCTGAGTGTTTGAATCGTAATAATTAGCACCATCGCTATTCACTATATTACCAGCATTGTTAGGCAATACAACTTGTACTTGGTCTACTAGGTTGAGTTTATTATCAGAATCGTAATGAGTATCATCAACACGCATCCACCCTAACCCTAAAGAACCAGCACTTTGCGGATACACTCTTACATTCTCTCCAGAGTGCCCCATATAAAGACCACTATCAGTCCTAACTAAAGAACCATTCTCTATATTAGAATTAGATAACTGACCATCGGTCATATTATCTGTCTTTACCTTGTAAGAAGTGTTAAATACCTGACCCATATTACTTGTCTATTTGTTTAAGTTTACTAATAGCCCAGTTGACTCCAGCAGAACCTCCCCAAGCATCCCACATAAGACCACCACATCCCTCAGAATAAGGTACGTCTTTGTGTTGTTGGTGTCTCTTAAACGATGCCATTCTTGCAATCGTAGAGCGGCTCAAACTAGCGCCTCTAGCTAGTTGCGAGGCTCTTGTCCAGCCCACACTTGTTCCGCAAGAACTACCATTCTCTTTTTTCCATTTTAAGGCTCTTTTAGCGTTGTTTCTAGCAGCCTTTGGATAATCGCTATAGGTTTCTAGTTCAACCTCGTTAGAAGCGCTTAAAATCTCTTGTATCTCGTATATCTTAGCTAGGTCTTCTGCTGACAACTCTTCCTCTACACTTTCTTGTGGTCTATCAGATTTCTTGTCACTAAAGAACCCCTCAATACTAAAGCCTTTTACCTTTTCAGTCTTAATAAACTCTTCCCATATCTCATCGTTATTTACTTTAACCGATACCATCCAAGTTCCTACAGGCATATTAAGATTGTATTTACGAGACTTGTCTTGTACTTCGTCTTCTATTATCCAAGACTCTACAACAGATAAGCCACCTAGCTCTACTTCGTGTTCTAAGGTTGAGTTGTTTTGCTTACCCCTTGATAGAAAAAGCTGTGAAGCTTTTCTTACAGTTTCTTCAGAGAAGTGAATGTAATATTCTTGCTCTCCGTTTCTTCTGTATATCTTCTTGTTAGGAATCAATGCAGCACCCATAAGAATACGTTTCTCTGCATTTACTTCGGCTAGCTTTACTTCTTGTGATTTAAGCGCTATAAAGTCTTCCTCTATAGCTGGATTCTCAACAATGGAAATGGCTTCTATACCACCCCATTCATTTTCCTCGTCTATGAATAATTCAAATATGTCTAAGTTTTCCATAATATTATAACAATTAACTTTGTTTTTATTTCTAATCTCCTATAGAAGCTTGTGTCTGTATAGTGTGGTCTAGTTGCTGCTGTGATGTCATTTGACTTGATACAACGTACGCCTGTATTGGTTGTTGGCTAAACTGAGCACCTACACCTTGAGCTAATTGATTAACACCTGTAGAACCTACTAGGTTAAAGTCAAATTCTCTTGATGGAGCGCCTCCTCCAGTATCAGAGCCAGAAGGACCTCCTCCTTTAATTCCTTTTTGGTTAAGGCTAGTGGCTAATATACTAGCAATAGAAATACCAGCTCCAATCTTATTTTTTACAATTCTTGTTTTACCTAAAGCCATAGCTGTAGG